CTGGTCTCAGTTGGCACAGGCTGGTCTCAGTTGGCACAGGCTGGTCTCAGTTGGCACAGGCTGGTCTCAGTTGGCACAGGCTGGTCTGTGGATAACCTGTGGATAACCTGTGGATAACTTGTGGATAACCTGTGGATAACCTGTGGATAACCGCGACAATCCACAGGTTGTCCACAGGGATGCACAGCCCACTCACCCGTCAAAAGCACTTTCACTAAACATTCACTTCTTCTGCCGTTTCGTCCCAAAGCACCGAAAACACCCCCACCCCCTCTTTTCAGAATCCAAAAAATCGGCCTCCACAATTTCAAAAGAAAAAACGTCCAGATTCACAATTTCCGTCATATCGTTCGATAAACTCAACCTATGGTGATCCTCCTGCCTCCCCCCGAGCGTGAGTTTCTGGCGTCCCTGTCTCGCCCACTTCTCGCCATTCGCCTCCGTGACCTGAACAAAGCCGGTTGGTCCCTACACGCACTAGCAAACTCCCTTGAGCCTCCACGACCAAAGACAACAGTGCATTACTGGATCTCAAACGCCACAGCCCCCACACCTACCTACTTTCCATCCACATATCCGCCTCCCCCCTCCCAGCGGGCAATGCGTCCGGTCTCTCCGTCAGTTCCTCCGCACCTGCGCCCACGTCTCAAAGAACTTGCTCAACTAGCCCAGCGCAACCGCGCCAAGATCCGCCCCGATGCGCCACAGGCTCGCGCATCCGTAGAACTCACAGAACTAGCGCGACTTCTCAATCAAAAAGGAATCCCCACCGCCGCCATCGCTGAGGCGGCAGGCATTTCGTATCGAGCGATGCATCGGAGGCTAACCGCAACATGAACAATCATTATGTAGTCGTCTGGGGGCGAGATGAAGCCACCCCTCGCTCTCGGCGCTATGCCACATACACAGCCAGAGACGGGCGCCCCCTCGCGTTTCCCGACACAAACTTGTGGTTCGCTGACTGTCCGACGGTCACTACCAAGGAAGAACTTGATGAGATCATAGAGTCAAACCCGCATCAGCAGGTTCTCGTTCTTCTCGAAGACGCCGCCAGAATTCTTGGATGGGACGACATCGCTACCTCGGAGGAATAAATAATGTACACAGTTGTTGCCGATGTCTATCCAGCCATCATCGCCATTGCGCCTGCAAATTCTGTCCAAGACTTGACAGATTTCCGGCCAACCTACCGAAAGGCCCATCCAGAAGGCACTCGCCTACTTGACCGCGCTCGGATTGTGCTTACCGACACCAAGATTCTGATTGCTGTTGACTCGCCCACCGGCCCCACTCTCGTCTTCCGCGAGGATTACACGGAGCACATCAAGAACCGAGAACTCAAAGAGCATTACATCAAAACAGCCAGCGGAAAGATCCTGTCCGTTGGAAAGGACCAGAACTGCGGCTGCGGATCTCGACTTCGGTCTTGGACGCCGTTTGGAAACATTATGATGGCAACGAACCCAGAGGATTTTTAATGTCGCGTAGTACTACAGATCTGGTTCGCACCGGACTTGCTACATATCGACTAACTCGCCTTATTACACGGGACACGATCACGGCTCCCATTCGGGAGAAAGTCTGGAAAAACCATCCTCCGCATCAAAGCAAGATCGGCTACGTCCTGACCTGCGATTGGTGCTCATCCATCTACGCAGCATCAGTTCTAGAAATTTCCCGTATCATTGCGCCTAGGCTAACTGCGCGTGTCGAGACTGTACTAGCCCTCTCGGCTGTCGCAGGGTTGCTCACTGCGTACGAGGACAAGGACTGAAAGGTTCAACACCTCCTACTCCGTTTTCTAATGACACGCTAAGGGGTTTTTGTGGGCATCTTCCGATCTGATAGTTCGGACAATCTGCCGGTCATCGTTACCGGCTTAGGGGCAACCCCTGCCCGTGCTGTCGCCTACGACACCCCGCGTGCCATCACCGCCGCTGCAACGCAGATCAAGATCAACGACAAAGCAGAGTTTGAACAGTTCAAGAGTAGGCGCTCTTCCGGCTCCAGCACTTGGCAAGGCGAGGCGTGGGAGTATTACGACGCTATCGGTGAAATCAAGTACGCCTTCAATCTCGTAGCCTCTGTCATTTCGCGCATTCGGATCTTCCCCGCAATTGTTGAAGATCCCTCACAGGCTCCCGTTTCGGTCACCCAGTCCGTCAAAGTTGACGACCGCCTCGCCTCAGCCGCCGACCGCGCCCTTGACCGGCTCAACTCCGCTTTCGGCGGACAGCCCGGAATGCTGCGCGATGCCGCGCTCAACCTCTCTGTTGCTGGTGAGTGCTACCTCGTACAGATCCCAGAGCGCATCGGCTCCCAGATCCCTGAGTCGTGGGACATCCGTTCCGTTGACGAGATCAAGACCGACCCGCGTGGCGGCTACTCCGTCGTCGGTCGCCGCGAGATGTCGAACAGCGGAAACCAGAATGGCCCCGCCAACAGGCTCCCCTCCAATGCGTTCATCGGTCGCATCTGGCGCTCACACCCCCGATACTCCGACGAGGCCGACTCGTCATTGCGCGGCCTTCTCGATCTCTGCTCCGAACTGCTGCTGCTCAACCGCACCTTCCGCGCTACCGCTCGCAGCCGCCTCAATGCTGGTGCGCTCTACCTGCCGGACGGACTGAGCGTTGCAGCGCAGGGTGACGTTGACATTTATGACGACGACACTGATCTCAATCCGACCATCACCAGCGCGGAGATGGAAGACGATTTTGAAGAGCAGTTGATCGACGCGATGACGACGCCAATCCGCGATGAGGAATCAGCCTCCGCCGTTGTGCCGCTTATTATTCGTGGCCCAGCGGAACTTGGCGACAAAATCAAGCAGTTTAAATTTGAGCGTTCTTTCGACCCGGCACTTGCTCAGCGTGCTGACCGCGTGCTGGAGCGCATTCTTCAGGGTCTGGATGTGCCGAAGGATATTGTCACCGGCCTTGCGAACGTCAAGTACTCAAACGCTCTCCAGATCGACGAGACGCTCTACAAGACGCACATTGAGCCGCTGATGCTGCTCATTGTTGACGCGCTCACCGTTGTCTATCTGCGTCCGTACCTACTCGCATCCGGCTTCACCAAGGACGACGTTGACCGCATCGTTGTCTGGTACGACCCCTCAGCCGTCTCCACCCGCAACGACCGCGCCGCCGATGCCGATTCAGGCTACGACCGCTACGCCGTCAGCCTCGACACTTGGCGTCGGGCGCACGGCTTCTCTGATGCAGATGCTCCTAATGCCAACGAACTGGCAATTCGGATGATGATCGAGCGCGGTGCTATTACGCCGGAACTTACCGAGGCAATGCTCGGCGCTCTGGCCCCCGGAGTCATGGACGCCGTTCGAGCCGCGCAGCAGGCGTCCTCGGTAGGAGCAATCCCGCCTGAGGTTCAGCAGATTCTCAAGCAGGCGGGCGGTGCAGCGCCAGCGGGAGCACCAGCACCGGCACCAGCAGCGCCAGCAACCGAAGAAGCACCGGCTCCTCCACAACAGCAGACAGAAGCACCAGCAGCGACACCTACGGAACAGACCCCAGCACCAGCCCCGCCGCAGGAGGAGCAGCCAAATGCCTGACCGCAAGGCACCTAAGAAAGACCAGATCACCGGGTCAAAGACAAATAAACCGGGGAGTGCCAAAGGCTCAGAGTCTTCCCGCATGATTAAGTTTTCTGATGCTACGGAAACCTCTCTGCGTAACAAGGTTGAGCAGCACAATGAGAAAGCCCCTAAGTGGCGGAAGACCTCTCTAGCCACACTCAAGGCTGTTTATCGTCGTGGAGCGGGCGCATACTCCACCAGCCATCGCCCCGGCAAGACCCGGAATCAGTGGGCGATGGCTCGGGTCAATGCCTTCCTGAAACTTCTTAAGTCTGGTCGCCCAGAGAACTCTGCGTACGTTTCCGACAATGATCTTCTTCCTGCCAGCCATCCTCTAAGCACCAAGCGAAGCAAGAAGTCGCTGACTGCTGGTGCAGGAATTCTGGTTCCCGAGGAGCATGAACTGGCAGAGGCTCTTCTTGAAATTGCCGACACTTACGGAAAGTTCAACGAAGATGGCACCGGAATCTACGCCGGATACACTCCGGCAGCCGAGAATCCTGTTGCCAATATTGGAGTTATGTGCGCCAATTGCGTGCTTTATCGGGGAGATGACAGGTGCTCTATTATTGATCTCCCGGTTGAACCAGCCGGAAAGTGTCGATTCGCCGTTATCCCAGACGGGATTGTGAAACCCGAAGTTGACACTCTTGACGAACTAGATGTTCTCCCTGAACTACTGATTACTGTTAAGCCGCAGGACGAGTACGAGTCCTCTGAAGATGCAATTCTGGACATGATTGAGTACTCAGGTCTTGGTTACGAGACAGAACCTGCTTTTAAGGCAACATGGATGCGTGCAACAAATGATGGTGATAATCCATTCACAAGAGCATTATCTATGGCAGAATTAGGATATAACAGTCAGGACGCTGACCTATTGCCGCGCGTTGAGAAGGGTAACAACCAGTGAAGAACTTTCGCTCTCACCTGCCCGCAGCAGAAGCATTTCGACTTCGCGCAGAGGTCACCAAGACTGTTGTCGCGGCTAATCAGGGAGTTCCAACGTGCCGACGTGTAAACGTTGGCACCGCTGACGTTGTCGTACAACGCTCTCTCGTGGCCTCTAGCGGCCTAGCGTCGTCTCTTCGACATCATTTGGCCCTTGTAGCCCTAAGCCGCTATATCGAACTTGCACAGCACAACCGTAGCAAGACCGAGTTTGCGATTGACACTGACCTACTTCCAATTGCTCACCCTCGATCCACCGCTCCGCACGCCATGACTGCCTCCGCTCTGCGTGAGGCTCAGGCTATGTGGATCTCGTCTGATCCCAGCATTTCTGACGATCATCGGGGTCTTGTTGCTGCCGCACTGGTCTCAGAACCCGGCTCTGTGGAGCACTTTTATGCTATTTCTAGGCTAGAAGCCGCGCACGACAGTACGGCCCTTCAGGCTCTTATTGCCTCGTTTGGCGACGGAAACTCTCGCGCTGCTCGTTCGGCTCGCGCCAAACTTCAGCGCCGCGACCGTAAGGGTCGATTCGCGTGGATGGGCGGCGGTCTGAGGAACCTCATCCGCCGAGCCAACGGTCAGGTTGAGTCGTTTTCGGGTCGTTTCATCAAAGAGTCAAACAATGGTGACTTCTTTGAAATGGAAACACCCGACGGGAAGATCTGGCAAGTTCCTGCATCTAAGTCCGAGGCTATCAAAGCGTTCCGACCCCTTGTTGAAGGGGGAGACGGATACGCAGGTGTTCCAGCCAATGTTTCTCTCGAAGATGCGGATTCAATTGTCGACGAAGCCGATCTGGTTGAGTTGGATGCACCATCCGGATATGCAACGCTTTCCGATGAAAACGGTGTAAAAACTTTTGGCATGGATGACGGTGGTGATGACTACCGTATTGAGAAACGTACTAATCAGGATGGCGAGCGGGAGTTCAAGGTATTCCGAAACGGCGGAGATAATGCCGAAGTAGGAACTTTTAACTCGTGGAATGGCGTTCATCGCGCTGTTGTCAGGGACGGCAAGAAGGCCAATAAGTCAGACGCTGCCAAGGCCCGACTCGACGGTAAGACCGGCAAGGAAGCGCAGTACAACGATTTCAAGGGCGGACTTGAGTCCGAGGTAGACCATGACGGTGACGCTAAGGCCATTTCTAGGACTGCTCTCGACTATTTCAACACAGGTGAGACTTCTGGGAAAGATACTCCTGAAGATATTGCGAAGCGCCTAGACCTCAACGCAGATGCTCTCGAAGAAGACAACAAAGATCCGGAACTTGTGGAGGATCTTCGTGACGCCGCAAACGAAATTCGAGAGCGGCTAAAGGCAAAGGCAACCCTTCCCTCGCAGCGGGAAGAGACTGCAAATGCAGCAGATGTTGCATGGGACGCTCCAGACACCGCATACGTCCTGTCAAAGATCGAGATTGACGATTTTGTTCCTAAGGGGAATAGGGGTCAAGAATCCTCCGACTACACGGACGACCCTGCTGCACTTGCTCAGATGTTCGAGGCAGATGAACTTCGCGATGGCCTAAAGGGTGCGCTTCTTGGCGACGAGGAGAACGGCGCTGGCAAGGGCCAAGGCGTCATGCTGTTTGAGCAGTACGAGTTTGTCCCCGCTGCCGCACTTCATCGCGCCATGTCCGAGCGTGGCATGGATGCCGACGCCGAGGTTGCCAAGATTTACGACGATGCAAAGGGCGGCGACACCAACAAGAAGCGTCTGGACGAGACACGCAGTGGCATCACGCCGTCAGATAAGTCACAGGGCGGCAGTGCCAAAAACTCGGTAATGCGCGGTATTGCCCTCGAAATGTCCCCCGAACTCCGTGAGCAGGTCGGAAAACTGCTTGCCATGCCCACCGAAGACAATGAGGTGGATCAGCACCTGAAATTGGGAGACATCATTCTTGATGAACTTCTCAAGGGAGGTGCAGCCGGGAAGGGGAAGGGCGGCGGAGGAATTGGCGCTCACTGGACTGGTGGCGCTCGCGGAATTGCAGAAAAGGCCGCTGGAATTGCTAAGGGGGGAGGGCACCTTCCCGTCATTGTTCACGCTGAATACGAGGGTGAACGAAAGATCGGCAAATCGGCTTTTGGTGACGAAGATGAGCATACAATTGACGCGGGGACACCGCTTCGTGTTACTCGAATTGAAGTTCTTGACCAAGGCAAGTGGCTAGATGTACTTCCTGAGCCACGAGAAGTTGTCAATGGCAAAGTTGTTAGCGAAAACAAGGGCAAGAAGAAGGCCGCTAAGCCTATTGCCTCTCTCCCCGAGGAAGGCAAGGATATTAGCGACGACGTCGCCAGCAAGATTCTTCAGAGTGTTAAGGATACTGGCGGCCTTTCCATCAACATGGTCGACGGTAGCCTTCCACCAGACGGCTACATGGTTGCCAAGGGTGGAGTTGCCGGAGATATTGTTCCCGCTGCCGACTTCTTTGATCCTGAAAAGGGTCCGCAAATCCTTAGCGACTTCTTCCGTAAGAACCGAGATCTTCTAGCAAATGGCGACTATCTTGGTCTTTGGCATCAAACCTCCGTAAAACGTGTTGATGAGAATAACGAGCCAATCCTTGATGAAAACGGCGAAGAGATCTATGATCCGATTCCGGAAGAAGACCATAAAGTATTCCTAGATGTTTCCGAAAACATCAAAGACCTCGAAGAAGCAAAACAAGCGGGCCGTGATCGCAACCAGATTAGTATCTGGGATGTCATCAATGAAGAAGAGATTAGTACTGGTGGTGACGGTTCTCTAGCCGAACTAGATTCACGACCAGATCGCAAACTAGCGGATACCTTGGACCGCGCTAAAGCACTTCAGGACGAAGGACGTGGTGAGCCAGTCTCAGACCCGCCCACTCCGGAAGAAGAACTCCGAGGTTACTATGACTCTAAGTTCACTCAGCATGAAGACCTAAAGAACGAACTATCTAACAGCGAACGAGACTTTGTCGGGGAATGGGTATTCTCCCTTGATTTTGTTGAGGAAGCGCGTAACGCTGCCAGACAAATTCTTGAAGGCAACAAGCCAGAGAGCGAGTACTACGAACGAACGGCTCTTGCTGGTCTGAGCATGGTTGAAAACAGTCCAAAGACTGACAATCCGCTCTACCGAGGCATGTTCCTTAATGGCAAGGATGCAAACGCTCTTGTTGAGGGCGGAGATTATTATATTCCGCTTGGCGCTTTCAGTACCGCTAAAGGCGAAGCCGAAAATTTTGCAACACCACTGCTGAACGTGGAAGACGGGCGCAGAGTTCTTATTGAGTTGGAGCCGGGTGCTCGGGCTATTCCAATGGTTGCCTTTGAGCCCGGTGCGTCAATCGGGGAGCACGTTACCTCTGGAAAGTTTGAGGTTCTTGGCATTGAGCAGGACGGCAACATCACCCGCGTAAAAATGCGTCAAGTTGCCACCCTGAAGCCCGGTGACCTCAAGCCAAGCGATACCACAGTACTTGACAATCCTGACGCAATTGAGCAGGGATCTACCAAACTAAGAGATCCAAGGCCAAAAAACATTCAGGATTGGACAGTTGAGGAACTTGCTGACACAATTGCACGGCTAGAAGAAGTTCTTAAGAATGCTCCAAGGCGGAAGCCTACTGACGGCAAGCGTCGAGGCGATATCAGCAACACTCGTAATTATCTCGCTAGTCTCAGGCGTGAACTTAATAAGCGTGGCGAAGGAGTTGGAAATGAAGAGTCAACATCCAGATCGGATTCAGGTGATACAGATTCCCGATCTGTCACAGATGACGGACGAGGAACTGGACGCTCACGCTCGACAGGTGTGGGCGAAGGCGGTCGAGGCAATGAAGGCCAAGGACAAGGGGTAGATTCACCAATCGGAAGGTCTGAAGCACTCGACCCATCGCAAATGCGTCCGGGCGACTGGATCTTCTACGACGGTAAGTGGCGTCGAATCAAGACTGCCGAGGCTGTCGGAAGTGGCGGGAGTCGAAAGACTGGATTTATTGAACTGACATTTGATGACGGACAGACTATCCGTTTCGATGCCTACGACAAGAACAAGCGCCAGACTATTATTCCTCCTCAGGACTCTAATCTAGCCCCAGTTGATCTTCGCGATGGCACGTTCCTCTACAAGGGAGTTCGCTTCCGTCTTAGTTACGGAAAGTACACAGCAGTCGGAGATATGGCTGGGAAGGGCATCAAGTCCGGCAAAAATCTTGATGAGATGGCTGCCAACATTGATGACTACTACACCAACAACCCAGACGTACAGATCCCAGAGCAGCCAGACTATCTGTCTCAGGCTGAAGAAGCCTTCCGCCCAGAAGGTGACTCCTCAATGGAGATGCCGTACAGGTGGCGAGTTGGGGACTGGGTGTTCTCCGGAGGCAAGTGGCGTCGGATTGCCTCTATTGACAAGAGGACGCTGAAGAAGACTGGCAAGACCATTGGCTACGACGTTACCTATGAAGACGGCTCCACTGAGTCCTTCGGCGGAGATTCGCGCGATACGTCAGAAGCACGAATTGTAATTCCCGGTACTCCAACTGATGCCAATGCCCCGGTTGATAACCGCGACGGCACTTGGACGTATCGAGGCGTCACTTTCAAGAAAGCCTTTGGAAAGTGGGTCGCGGTCGGTGGAGGAGTAACTCCATCAGAGTCCTTCGACGACTTTCTTAAGAACATCGACGCTTCAATCGACTCTCCGGATTCAACTGGCAAGGGCACAGGTCAGGGACAGGGTCAAGGCGTAACCCCCACTCCCACTCCCACTCCCACTCCCACTCCCACTCCCACTCCCACTCCCACTCCCACTCCCACTCCCACTCCCACTCCCA